TGCGTAATTGCTCAAATTGTCATTAACAATTGATGCATCAATAAAATTCCCTTCGCTTGCTTGTCCGTTAGTCCAGATTTGTACTGGCTGAATTGAATATCCCATTTTTATTTTATTTATGCGTTTGCTATTGTTGTGATAGTTCCACTACTACCGCGATATTTTAGTGCGCCAGCTTCAACATATAAAATACCGCCGCCAGTTGGATTGCTTGAAGGTACTGTGTTTGCATCTCCAATGAACATAACTCTTATACCACCGCCAAAACTAGATCCGTTTAATCCTAAATTATTCCCAATATTTGTTATTGATTCTCCACTTGATGCCGAATTGCTAATTATCAAACAGCCAGCACCACCACTTCCGTCAACTCTAAATATTTCTTCACTCAATGTTGTTTTACTAAAATAAACTCTAGGGCCGCCAGCAAAACCAGCAATAGGCCCAACACAAAAAACACCGTCATTGGTAAATCTTCCGCGTTCAGTATTATTTGTAATAAATCTAAAATAGTGATTTGTTGTAGTACCCACTAAACTACCACTATTGTCAGACCCTAAAAATGTAGTTATGGTTCCGTCAGTATTTGAAATGTAACCACCATAAACTTGCAATTTTTGCCCTGCGTCAGTCGTTGTTCCAATTAAAAAATTTCCACCGCTTGTAATTGTTGCTTTATTTGTACTATTTGTTGAAAAACCTAATGTATTTGCATTTGGCAAATACATTCCATTTGTAGGTATTGTGCTTGTATCTGGTATAAAACTTGCAGCCGTTACACTACCACGAATATCAGCATTTCCACCATTAGCAAATAATTCAAAATTTTTAGTTGCACCAACTGAATTAAAACTTTGATAAATTTGTAAATCACAATCAGCTTTGTTGTTTGTTGTATCTATATTAACTACACTGGTTGTTAATTGTACACTATCATTAAAATTTGCATTTACATATCCTGCCCACGCGATACCACCTAAACTATCGCCAGTTTGTATATTTGCTTTTGCCGTAACAGTACCTCTACCATTCCGCAAAAAAATATCAGGTGTACCACCACCAGTTGTTGTATATTCTTCTAACCAAAGTGCAATATCATTGGCATTACCAGCCGCGGCAAATGACCTTGTTAAGTCGGTTGGCGTTCCTCTCAAAAATTGTCCAGTATCAGTATGAAAACTACCACCGCTTAAATCTAACATGTATTGCGGTTGGTCACTCAAACTACTATATTGAAAATTGATACCAACATACCGGCTTTGCTTATCAATTGTCAAAACTTCTTTTGCACCGGTAACATCATAAATTGAAAATCTTCTATCATCTATTGCGCCATCGGTATAACCTAACCGGTATTGACTGGTTCCGGTTTGTAAAAAATCAATATAAATATTTGGTGTTGCACCGGTGCCATTTAATTGCATACCAACATCGGCGCCGCTATGTATGTCAAGTGCGGCACCTGGTGTTATTGTATTAATTCCTAAATGATTTGCCGCGGCATCCCACCACAAATTATTTTCGCCACTTACACTATTGGAACCAGTCCAATAAGTAACCTGGCCGGCGGCACCACTACCAGTAACGGTACTGGAACCAGGGCCGCCAATTAAATCCCAACCGGTTCCCGTGTCACGATAAATTTCAAAAGTATCGGTACTAACAAAGAGTCGGCCCACTTGTCCGGCACTGGGCCGGTTAGCAAATGTATTACTGTTAATACTGGGGGAACCAAGTTGATTGAGTATGTTAAAATCTACAAACATTTATTATCCGATATATCTTTTGAATAATGCGGTCAATTGATTAACTCCGGTACCCGAAAAGTTAAATGAATAGACCTTTACCAATATTTCATCTTTATTACCGGTAATATTCCATGATTGGTTTGGTGTAAGAGTAAAACCATCAATGGTAACATTACTGGTACCGGTATTCACAAAAATCACACTGTTACAATTGGTATCAGTTTGTGAACTACTGGAAAAAATCTTTGTTTCAGTAATGTATTTTTGACAATTCATAAACATTTACTTTTATCCTTTGCGTACAAATCCGCATCGGTTGTTGTATCGGGTAAAAATGTGGTTTGGTCAACTACATCAGCAACCATTTGCCTGGCCGTACTGGATGCATTTTGCACACTCGGTGCATTCGGGCCGGTCTTTTTCTTGCGCATTAAATACCAAACAAGATACACACCGGCGGCAATGTAAATCCAATTTTTTTTCATACTATATTTTTAAAACATTACTTCATCACCGCCAATCCTGGGGAATGTAAATGTTGCTAATTGTTTTGTTACGGCCTTTGCTTTCTTTTTGCTTATACCTTTTTGCGCGGCCCTTTTTACTGCCGTTTTTTGCGCTTGCCTGGCCGCTTTTTGCCTGGCATCCTTGCCAAAAATGTTTTTTACAACATCGGTTGCCTTATCCAATAATGTCGGCCCTGGCTTGACTGTTTCAGCAAATTCACCTTCAAATTCCTCGGCGGTTTGTTTTATTGGCATGTCGGCCGTTACGGTTACACGCGGCCGGCGGCGGAAATACATAAATGCCAGTGCGGCACCGCCAATTAATAAAATTGGTAATAAATTCTTTTTCATCACTTGTTTTTTAATTTGTTTGTAAATGAAAGCAATGTTTCCAATTGCTTATCACTTAATCCATCCCACGGCAAAATGCCACCGCCATTTGTTAAAAATGTAAGTAAATCTTCACCGTATATTTGTGTAAATACATCGGATAAAAAACTTACTTGCGTTTTTGCTTTCAGTTGTGAAAAAACTGCCACAATCGCGTTAAAATCATCCTGGAATATTCCAAATGCATTGTGAATGCGCCGGGCATAATTTTCAGCCGTTGCCCTGGTAATTAGTGTTCCGCCATATCTTTTGTAATAAGCCGGTTTCCAATAACTAATTGGGTTCGTAATTTCTTGGCTTGCACTTTTTGTGCCTGGCCCGGCGGCAATACCACCGGCAATTAATAACCGCTTAATGGCCGTGAATGCCAGTAAGCCGCCACCAATTAATAAAACATCGGTTGTTGATATTTTAATTCCTTTTGCCATTATTTACGAAGCATTGACAATAAAAATGAAATTTGACTTTCGGGCATTTCGGAAAGTTTAACCAGGTCATCCGGTGTTACACCTTTTGCAAATAGTGTTTCAATTACTTGTTGCAAATCTTCGGCGGTATGTGTACCGCTTATGTGTTGCACTTTCGGTTTCATAAAGTTTCCGGCTAAATTGCCCAAAATTCCAATTAACATTTGTTGCACTTGTGGTTGTTGTAACATTCCGGCCAAAATGCTTGATGGTGTCACCGGTTGTTCTTCTTCTTCATCTTCTTCTAACTCGGCTAACCTTTCGGCACGCATGGCCCTCAATTCATTCAAAATTTCGGTATCACGGTCATTTCTTGCAACATATTGGCCCGGCATCATGCCCATCATGTGGGCCGGCTTTTCGTTTACAATAAAGTACATTCCAACGGTATCTTCCAACTTCTTTTCTTTGGCACCTTTTATGTTGCCAACCGTTAAATGATAGTTTTCAAAATCATCCTGGGGAATAATACTTAATGCAATTGCCAATCTTTCGGCACCTTCTTCCTTACTTTTTCCATGGTACATACCTTGGCGGTATTTTAATGCCGGTTGAAAGCGGCAAAGTTCCCATGCGGCTTGTTCCTGGTCATTATACCAGTTCATCACTTGTTGAACACTCCTTAATGTAGGTACGGCGGCCATGTTGATTAATTAAACGTAATAAATGCCAAAAATGAATGAAAAGTTTGTTGTATTTCCCGGCGCACTTGCAATTTGAACAAATGATTTATCGTAAGTTACCTTTTGACCTTGAAATTCATACAATCCACGGACAAATGGTGTACTTGCGTTTGTTGTTGCCTGGGTACGGACTAAACTAACCAGGGGAATGCGGTACAAATCTTGTCTTTCATTTGCATATAACACCAAATAACTTTTTTGCAATATTGCGGCGGTTGGTGCGGCAACATTGTTTGGACTTGCGGTAACTGTATCAACACCGAAAGTTTCAATTGCAAGTAATGAAGTATAACGAAGTTTTGGCAAATCGGGAAAACTCCATTGTGTGTTTGTTTGTCCGGTACTTGCAACACCTGGAACCAGTAATTCAACCAGTTCGTATTTAGCGGCTTTGAATGCCATTTTGATAAAATTTACTTTTTTAAAAATAAGGGCCGGCCATTAACCGGCCCTTTGTTTTTTTCCCTAGTATTAACGAACTGGGGTAACGTTTTGTGCAAGGTGACCGCGCAAAATAAGAATGGCACGGCTGTTTGTTTCAACGGCGGCCATTGCGGATGCAAGTTGAACTTGCAATGTATTTTGTTTGGAACCTACCAGCACCCAACCTGGTTCAATTGGATAGAATGCACTTGTTCCACCATCTTGTTGGTCAGTGAATGCATTAGTTTGTGCCGTTGTATATGAGTTACCACCTTGTGTTTGTGGTACTGAATAATGTCGGTACAAATCGTATGCGGGAACAATTTGGCGGTTGTTAACAGTCAAAGAAAGTGAACTGTTATACCAGTTAAATAAACTGGATGCCGTGTTGCTTCCACTGAAAATGTAAGGGTTTGGATAAGTACACAACTGGAAATTTGTTGCGGTACTTGAACTTGGTTTTGCGAAGAAAAGTCCAATTTGCGATACATAGAACGCATCTTGAAGGTTCAATCTTTGTTCCAGGTTCGTTGCACTTGTCGCGCTTGAACTTACATCATTTACTAACACTGGGAATTGATAGTTAGTAATGCTTGTGGAAAGGGAAACTTCCAGGCGCAAATAACTTTGTGAAAGCACGGCTTGTCCAAGGGAAAAACCGGCGCGCTGAATGCCCTCTTTTGCCTTTTCAAAGGCCAGGCGGCTACCTACTGTTGATGCCATAATTTTTGTTGTTCAGTTCGTTGCCCTGTCCCCGGCTTTTTTATTTTAAATAAAGGTGAATGCAAGTGTCAAACAATTAATAGTCCTCACCATCTTCATCCATACCGGCCAACACACTCAAATCATCACCGGCCATAACATCGTTATCACCGGAAATAACTGAAATGCCATCAGGAATTTCACCAACTGTAACCGGAAATTCCATTGTGTCCATCGCACCAAGGGCGGGAACCAGGTTGCCAACTAATCCGGCACCACCGGCGGCAATCATTCCATTGCCCAATGATTTTCCAATGTCACCCTTCACGATCGTGGGGAACACAAAACCAATCGCGGTTACCGCCGCATTTTTAATACGGTCATCACCAATTGGGAGCATTGCCGCCACTTTCTTGCCAATTACGGCACCGGCGATAATTCCAAGGGCCGCGGTGAAATTTGCTTTTCCTACCGCACCCATTCGGCGGCCACTTTTACGGCGGCGCGCACTTTTTCTTTTTCTTGCCATCTGTTTTTTTTTATTTCAAGTTAATACATCCGTTTACCACAACAAGTTGTTTGCATACCATCCAGGCGAATTTCTCACAATCCTATCTTTCGCATGCCTAATTTTATACAACCTTCGCCGTTTATTGGCAACCTGGGAACCAAACATTTTTAAATATGTCGGGTAATCCAGGTAACCCCTGGCACCTACACTTGTCAAATAGTTTCCTTTTCTGTCATAAATATCAAGTTTTTTGCCTTTCCTGGTACTGGGCCGAACAACCACATTTAGTTGCCTGGCTTTTCTTTTGGTGTAAGGCAATATTTTATACATTACATCAATTTTTTTAATTCAGCTTTATGCTTTTTTAACTCGGAAATCATTTTTAATATCTTTTTATTTTTATCTCCAAGAAATTTTTTCCAAAATGGTGTCTTATATGGAAATTTTTTTAATGTTTCTTTATTTCTATTTATTGCATTTTGTAAGGCAATAATATCATCATTTGCCTTTTTATATTTAGATAAAATTTGGTCATCAATTCCACTAATTACACGGATATTCACATTGTGGCTTTTCGTGTCGGTGTGCATTTCAGTTGTTTTGCCTTTTTTGGCTTTTACTTTTGTTGCACTTTTCTTTTTCACGGCACCAACTTTACCAGGTCGGCCAAATGGTGCGTTTTGATATGCTAAACTAACACGGTCTTTTTTGCTTTTATCAGCATCAAGTTTTTTCCTTTTTTTAAGCCAGGCCGTTGCGTTTTTATGTAATTTTTCGCGTTCCTTGGAATATCCAATTTTCTCACCTTTTCTTTCTTTGGAATAAAGAATTGCCCATGCTTGTTTTACCGCTTGTGCCTGGGTTAACTTCGGGTTCTTCTTACGAAGTTTGCCGGCCTCTTTTATTGCGGCCTTAAATTTTGCCCTGGCTTGTCTTTGTTTTACAGTCATATTATTTCCTTGTTACAAAATACACAACGGCGGCACCGCCAAGTATTAAGGGTAAAAAATTTGGTTTGCCGGTTGTGGTTGTTGTTACCGGTGTTGTTTCTTCAAATACCTGGTCGGCAATATCAATATTTTCGGCCTCTTTTGCGGCCTTGGGTTCCAGGGCCTTTTTTGCCAACTCCTGGGCCTTTTGGTTCAATGCATCTTTTCCTAGTTGTACCAGTTCCGCCGGTTCAATGCCAATGCTTTTTAAAATATCACTAACCTTTACAAGTAATGGTGCGGCGGCGGCGGCGGTTGCGGCTACCGGTGCGGCACCAATTGTGTCATTTCCAAAAATTCTTTTTTTCTTACTTCCTTTATCAAATGCGTTTTTTAATGCTTGCATTTTTCCGCCGGCACCTTCCCAAAAATGTTCAATTTTAGTTGGTGCCTTTTGCCAACCTTTTTGAAGTTTGTTTGCCAGGCCGCCAAAATTCAGCGCAACCAGGGCCAAAAATGCATTGCGAACCGGTGCGGCGGCTACTTTTAAAACAACCTTTGCACCTTTCTTTAATGTTTGCTTAACTGTTCGGCCTGCCGCCTCGCGTGCCGCTTTTACTTCTTGTTTAGCGGCTTTTTTTTCCACCTTTGTCGGTGCCGCTTTTTTAACGGCCTTGGCTTGTTTCAGTCGCGCTTTTTGTTCCTTGGTTGCGCCAACTCCGGATATTGAATAAAGGGCCATATTTTTTTTATCTATTGAGTAATTGTAAGGTTTTTTATAGTCAAATTCTTTTAGCACGGGATCAATCCAAATTTCATTACTGGTACCAGGATTAACAACAACAAACACATGTTGTGGTTGCTTGTCAAACATTCGGTAACTGGAAAAACGGTATGCAAATGGAATGCCCAAATTTTGCAAAATACCACCGGCAAACAATGAATAGTGTTTGCAATCACCGTGTCCAGTTGCCAGGATGGCCGCCGGACTTTTTACAGTTTGCCGGTTGCCTGGTTCAATCACATATTTCACATTCTTTTTCAAAAAATTGAAAATGCGTTTTGCCGTTTCTCTTTTGGTCGGTGCCTTAAAAAAAGAACTTATTTGGCTATACTCCGGCGCATGAATTTTATGTGCCTCGGTTATAGCCTCAATAATATCACCGGTTGACTGGTCGGCAACAATCATTTGTTGCTTGTTTTTAAATGGTTCCAACCGGCCCATTATTGTTGTTGCATCCATCCTAAATAACTTTTGTTTCCGAAATAGGAACAACCAGGCCATCAACATTTGCGGAACCGGTGAAACTTGCATTCACCTGGCCCAGCGGTGTGGTTAACAATTCACGAATTGAATTAAAAACTCCGGTTGCTGATGGTCTTGCACTTAAACGCAACATGCTTTCACTGTTTGGCTGAATTACTTGGTCACCAAATGCACTAACGTTGGCCAAATATTCACCATTCACCGACACACTACCGGTTACACTTTTTATTGTGACTTTTTGATTAGTTGGGTTTTGAACCGCAAAATCTACATTGATAACTGGCGCAAAAAGGGTGCCACCTGGTCGCAATCCGCGAAGTACAAAATTTGCCTTTTGGCCAAATGAAAACCTTGATAAAAAATATAAGGCGGCGGCACCACCTACCAACCACAGTATGTTTCGCATTCGGAAATTGAATGCGGCTTTATGTTCTTAATCGTTTGTCAGTTCTAAATTACAAAAAACATTCGCAAATAACAAAATTCAACTTTTCACAATTATTCACATTCACATTTTTTGTTTCCGTGTGCATGCCTTTGTGGGGCTTGCACAACGGAAACAAAGTTACAAAAAATTTGTGAATAAGTCAAGTTTTTACCAAGTTTTTTATTCACATCACTTGCATTCACCTTTATTTAATTAAAAAGCATGGTGCATATATCCGGGCCGGGCATAAAAAAGGCCCGGTGAGAACACCAGGCCGAACAATCCTTGTGAAACCAACTTATGCTTGCTTATGAGAAAACAAATATACTACTTTTTCTCAAAGTCGCTTTTAAGCCATGTGCGGCGGTCAAATTCGCCGCTTTTTGCATCGTACCAATTAATGTACCAGGCACCAAGGTTGGCACAAAATTCGCCAAATTTAACCAGGTTGGTAATGTTCCGGTATTTCCTGGGCCGTGGGCCTTTTGGCCCAAAAAAAACTATTGCCGTTTTGATTATTTTAGGCATTTGCTATATTTTTACAGTGAATGCAAGTGACTTGCGGTTGGTTCCGAAGTCGTTTGTCCGGCCGGTTCCCTTCGGGTTGAACCGGCCTTTTTTTTTAGAATGGCAAATCATCCGTTTCCGGGTTGTTATTAATTGCCGCCTCTTTTACTTCTTGCACATCACTTACAATTGCATCGGGTTCGGGCATTTCACTGGCAAGCAATCGCAAGTAATTATTCCCGGCCTTGCTTTTATTAATCCATCCGGCCAAGCGAAATTTTTTGCCGTTAATTTCAACGTTACCGGTGTAATCCGGTGAAGTTGGTTTTTCCTTTTTGTTCCGGTAAAGTGAACCGGTGTTTTTTTTGTTATCCATGATTATTGTTGTTCAGTTTCCTCTGTTCCCAGGTTTAAGGTTTTTTTACTTTTTTGGGTATTGTAATTGTGTCCGTTTCAATAATTGGCACCTGGTTCCACTGGCCTTCAAAATTCATTATTGCGATTGGTTCAAAATCATCACTACTTCGCAAATATTTTGGTTTTAATATAAATTGTTTGGTTTCCCGGTTCCGTTCCACGATCATGGTACTTTGCGCCCAACGGTCAGTATTGGAACCTAAATGGCCAAGGGTTTCGCCATGGCCTTTACCCAAGTGAAGTACACCAATCATTAAAATATTGTATTGCTTGGTAATTCTTTTGAACCAGTTTGTAAGTAACCTGGTTTCCGTTTCATCATTGTAATTTAAGCATAAGTCCAAAAGGCCATCCACAATAATAACGGAACAATCCGGATGGTTTGACAAATAAAGTTCAATCATGGCCCGGATGCGTTTAGGCATGTCCTCACGAAAAGAAAAGGCATCCAGGAAATCGGGAATGCTCTCTTTACTGGCAAAGTTTTTAATCCTTTCAATTTGCCGGTAAAAATCATATTGTGAACTTTCGGTGTCAAAATAGGCAATGCGGTTGCGGTCTTTTGGTGTTTGCATCTTTATTCCAAATATTGACTGAAACGGCGGAACCAGTGCGGAACTAATCATTGCGGCGGCATAAGTTGATTTGCTTGCCTTAGGTAGTCCACTAATCACGCAATAATTTTCCAGGCATCCCACTACCTTTCCGGCAATTGTCAATACCACTTGTTCGGCCTTTGGTTTTAGCAAAGGGTTATACTTCCGAACTTTTAGTATTTCGGTTAATTCCTGGTCGTTTGTCATGATTTTAATAATTCCAGTAACTGGAAAGCCAAAGCATAAAAAATACAATTACAAAAAGCCAAAATTTTGGACTATTCCACAATTTGTAAAGTGTTTTCATCTTGGTTAGTTTTATTAAGTTCATCAATTAATAATTCAGCCGCCGTAACACTGGCCTGGTAAGGGTTCAACTTTTTACCCTCTTTTGCATAATCCTTTTTCGTTTCCAGGAAATACGGTAAAAGTGTTATTGCGAAATATTCGCGTTTTGTCATTCCTGGAATTGGTGCCAGTACACGGCCAAGGTTATCTTGAACTATTTGCGGCGGAAATGCCGGAACATCGTAAGTTTTGTGCATTGTAATAAATTTTTAATTGTTTGTGGTAAAAAGGCAATTTCAATAATGAATAAAAGAGTAAAGCAAAGCGGTGTTGCTACAAATAAAAAAAATAGCATTTCACCAATAAACTTAATCTTGTCACGCATTGTGTACTTCGGTTAAGTGTTTGGCAATTCTTTGGTATTCATCAATACTATCATCAATCAAAGTGCGTAATTCCATTTGTAAATTGAAAGGAATTAACCGTTGGTCAATAATAACACGGTCACCATCGGGAAATGTTACTTCAAAATGTACCTGGGTACCGGATAAATGTTTGCCCAGGAATTGTAATGTGTTAATTTTTCCATTCAGTTCGGCCAGGTAAGGGCCAACCTGGTTCAGTAGGTCTTTTTGCATGGTTCCATTTTTTATTAATAATCGTTTGTCAATACGAATTTATATTACTTTTTATCATATAAACAAAAAAAAATAATGCCGTGACTGGGCATTATTTAAAAAGTAGTAAAAATCAGTATTTTATGAAATGAAAAGTTCCGCCTCTAATTTCCGGCGGTTGGTAAGTCCTGGAACTTCTTTGCCTTTTACCTTATTCCAACGGATAAATTGTGCGGCAAGTAAATTTTTATCGCTTGCACTATTAAGCATGCGAAGTAATGTTGACCTGGTAAATGCACCAATGCCAATATTGTAAGCCAGTGAAGTTAATGCCGTTAATTGATTGGCATTAATAGGCACTTTTACTAATTTTTTTATTTGTGTTTCCAAGGCCGCCGTATTAATCCGCAACCAGGAAAGGGCCTTTTCTTTTGTAATAACATCACCTTTCTTAATAGGTAATCCGGTTTCCGGATTAATCGTGGTGCCATAACCAATTGTCCAAATATTACCAGTGTCCTGGTATGCTCTTAATCGTAATCCTTCAAATTGAGCAATAATTTTTGTTGCACTCACTTTTCTACTAATTAGTAAAAGGCCAACAATGGCCAGTGTAATAATATAGTTTTTTGCCTTTTGCATTCATTAAATACCGGTTTTATCATAATCCTTGGCAACACCAAGGCCAAGGCCGGTTGTAATTGCGGTAATTCCTTCAATTGTATGACCTTTGATAATTAGCGCAATTCCACTTAAAATTGTGGTAAATCCGAAAAAAGTTGTTTTCCAGTTACGCGGTTTTTTGATTTTCATATTTTAAATAATTTATTGCATTGTAAATAATTGTTCCAATACCTATTGTTGCAAGTATTACTTTTTGTGTTTTATTAATTTTTGGCCTGGATGCCGCATATAGCATAAAAGGGCCAAAAAAAACAACATCGGCAATTCTTACAAATTGTGTTTTCACTCTTTATCCATTAAATGAGCAACAATAATATCCAATTTGGTTTCCAACCTGGTTAGCCGGTCACCATGTTCATCATGCTTTTCCATTTGCTTTTCAAGTGCCTTTACACGGTTATTCAGTACACCCCAAGTGGCGCCGGCACTGAAAATGGCACTAATTATTATTGTCAATAACTGGTTGTCCATCACTTTTCTTTTTTGTTTCTTCGGCAATTGCCTGGTTGCATTCGCGAAGTTTTGTTTGCAACCATTCAATGTTTGCTAAAAGGTCATAGGCTTGCGCTTTGAGTTCCGTTAATTTGTCCATGATTAAGGTATTAAGGTTAAATTTAATTGCGTGCAAATATACTGGTATGCCGCCAAATTAATATCCTGGCTTTCACCCCATGCCGTGTAATCCGCGCCGGAAATTGTTGTATTACCCTGGGTAAGTGTTTGTTTGCTATCACCATCCGGTGAAGTTGTAACATTACTAATTGCCCAATTAAATTCTGCGTAATTGCTCAAATTGTCATTAACAATTGATGCATCAATAAAATTCCCTTCGCTTGCTTGTCCGTTAGTCCAGATTTGTACTGGCTGAATTGAATATCCCATTTTTATTTTATTTATGCGTTTG